ATGCGGCCGATCCCGCAATCGACATCCTCCCAGCGGATCAGGCACTCCTTGCGCCTCAATCCCGAGATGCGGGCGAAGCGCAGCATCAGGGCGTAAGCCGGCGGCAAAGCACCGCGCAGGCCCTCCTCCTCGTGCGACCGAACCTCGCGATGCGCGACGCGCTCCTTGAGCAGCACCTCCTTGCGCTCGATCTCACGCACCGGCACCTGCCACTTGAGGCGGGCGCGCCGCAAGATTTTGAGAAGCAACCTGCCGACCGAGTGGTTGACGGTGGCATTGGAGACAGGCTTGCCGGCCCGTCGGCGCTCGGCGACCTGGGCCTGGCGTGCACGCACTAGATCCTGCGCCATGGCCGTGTCGATGTCGGCGAGCTTCACATTGACGCCGACGAGGTCGACGAGGCGGTCGAGGTAGCGATCCCACGCCTTGACGTTGTTCTGATGCGTCCAGCGGGACACCACCTCGTCGTAGTAGCGGCGAGCGCCGTCATAGATAGTCATGGCGGCGCCTTCCCTGGAGACGCCGGCCTTCAGCTCGGCGGTCTTGGCCGCGACGAGATCCCGGAGGACGAGCTTGGCGGAGCTGAGATCTTCCGTCTTCGTCGAGCCTTGAAATTTGTCAGGGAAGCCAGCAACCCGGAAGGAGTATTGCCAGAACCTGGTTTTGTCGTTTCTGAAGAGGCCAGGGTGGTTCGACTTGGCAGACATGAGGCATTCCTTTGTTGTTCTAGGTATTCATCCAGGTCTTTTTTTCTATACCTGTAATGCTTACGCGCATTGCCCGAGATGACTGACGCCGGAAGGGTGCCGGCGTGGGTCAGACGCCGCAGCAGGACTTGGCTGATCCGCAGATACTCGGCGGCTTCGGTCGGCTTCAGAACATCAGGCACTTCACGCATGACGGATCACTCCCGTGCCACAGTGGTGGGTTGATGGTCAAGCCAAAAAAGCAATATCCTGAGGGGGCTGGCCAGAACTATCCACCAGCCTGACTCGTCATTAAGCCCTAGTTCAGAAATGACCGTCAAGCGGACAACCAATAACGATTTGGAATCAGTTGGCCGAACTGATTCCATTTTGGAATACTTGGGCGATCAGGCCGGGTCGTGCGTCGGCACCCTACGGGCGGTCGGCACGCCCGGCCCTCTCACGCGCCATCACCCATGTTGGCGCGATGCCGGGGATCATGTCATCGATCCATCGGTTTAGATGGAGAGCGGACACCGATCGACAGCGAGCGCGCAGGGTCTGGCTTCAATTGGATCGTCTGCCAGCGCGGATCGTCAGACGGATTATTGACGTCATTCGATGCCCAATCGCCCGCGTCATTTTGCGAGATAAACGGCCCGACCAGATATAGGTAGTTGTCTCGTGTCACGACGATGTAATGGCTCATCTCAGCCTCTCGCTTTCATGAACGGCGCATCTCTCGTTCGTGCAACCGCCGGCGGCGCTGCTGCAGGGTCATAGTGATGTCACGGCGAGCCTCGTCCAGGTCGTCGTCGGCACGGGCCCCAGTCTGGGCGATCGCCATGCCGAGGGCGCCGAGGAAGGCGCCGACCAGCAAGCCGACCACCAGGAAGGTCACGGCAGCCGATCCTGGCTTTCGTCTACGGGGATGGTCAGGTTGTTTTGCGAGTCATGCGCCAGCACCATCAGCGCCGCCGTCACGAGCCCCTGACGCTGTCGCTCAGTCTTGGCTAAACGCATGAGTCGCCAGAAGACACCGGCCAGCACGGCCGCGCTTTCGATCGCGTCCACGCCTTCGAGCGGGCATTCCTCAGTCAGCACCTCGACGATACGGTCCTCGACGGCTTCAAGATCGATCACGGCAATCTCCAGATGGTCGGAGCGGCAGGGCGGCGAAAAAGCAGGCTGTGCGCGAAGGCGTTCGGCAAGACAGGGTCAGGTGTCGAGGCCGGAGGAGGCCAATCCTGCACAGATTTGGCCTCGGCGCCTGGGTCCGCTCGCTTGCCTTGTCCTTCCTCCTCCTCAAGGGATGGCTCAACGACTTCAAGCATGACGGGCTTGGTCGCAACAGGAATGTGGGCCGTGACAAACCACCTCGCCGAGGCATGTGGGCGCCGCAGATGCGCGTAGTGCCGGCGCGGCCAGACATACTCGCGCGCCAGCCGCGAGCGGTCGCCGACGCACACATGCGCGTGCACGATGTAGACCTTGCCGAGCTTGCAATGCGCGGCATCAGCCGAGAAGCCGGTGAGCGCCAGGACGGGCAAGGCCAAGGCCAAAAGCAGGGACCGGCTCGCGTCGTTCATGCTGTGCCCTCCTGCGTCCCGGCCCGGCGCAAAACATGGTCCCGTGTCACGGTGGTGTCAAGCAACCTCTCACGATATTCCTTAGATACCGCTAGAGATTACTAGAAGCCGCTCTAGGTGGCTCCGTTACGCTACCTAACGTCTACTGAACAATACCACAGTGGTGGCGTTGACGACTGACACGCTGGTGCTCTAACGTGCCTCTCAACCCCGAGGACACGGTCATGACGTTTGCTGAGTTCCTGCTGCGAACTGAGTTGCACCACACGGTGGTCGCGCAGGCCATGGGCGTGTCACCAGAGGCGCTGCGCCGCTACAGGTCGGGCGACCGACTTCCGATCTGGCCGGTGCTGGTGCGGCTCGCCGAGCTTTCAAAGGGCGACTGCATGCCGAACGACTTCCTGAACCTCGCCAAGGAGCGCGTCCAGGTCAGGGTGGCAGCACATTGGCGCGGCAAGCGAGGCAAGGCCAAGAGCCGAACCAAGAGGCTACCGATCGCGGCCGAGTAGGCCGCCATGCGCGCCGAGGACGGCATCCAAAAGACAATCGTCGCCTGGCTTGAGGCGGTGGTGCCTGGCGTCTTCGTGTTTGCCATTCCCAATGCAGCGCGTCGAGGGCCTGGCCAACGGGCCGGCAACGCCGTGCCGGGCCTCAAGAAGGGCATGCCGGATCTGTGCTTCCTCTATGACGAACGCGCCTTCTTCGTCGAGGTCAAGACGGCCGACGGCAAGCTGTCGCAAGTGCAAGTCGACTGCCATGTGAAGCTGCTGGAGCAAGCCGAGGTGACGATCGTGACCTCGATCGAGGACATGCGCGAGGCGCTAGCGGCGTGGGGCATCCACACCAGGGAGGTCGCACATGTCTGACCTCAACCTGTTCGAGGCCTATGCCGAGACGACCAAGCCCGGCCACGAGCGGCGCCGCGAGCGCATCGCCTCCAAGCGCCGCGAGAACAAGCGCATCAAGGCGGCGATGATCGAGCAACACCAGCTCGAAAAGCAATATCGGGACGAGGTGAGCGAAGGCTACCGCGAGCTGCTTGAAGGCGACTTCGGACATGAGATCCAGCACCTCGTCGCCTTCCTCGATCGCATGGGCATGCGCGACGGCGCCGAGCTCGTCGCCTTCATCCAGAGCTGCATCTGGCTCGTGCCGGCGCCAGACGAGGTGCGCCACCAGGCGCTGCACCTGATTGGCCGCGCCTGCACGCGGCTGCGCGAGAGCGCCGGCCTGTTGCCTTACGACGACGGGCTGCCCTGGGATCAGGCAACGCCGGCCTTCATCCAAGTTCGGGAGATTATCCATGGGTATGATCAAGGAGGCCCTCGCAGCTTACGCCAAGGCCTCCCAGAAGCCATGGGCGCATGACCGAGCTAAGAGCATCGGCGCCTCGGAGATCGGCCAGTGCGTCCGCAAGAACTGGTTCGCGAAGCACGGCTCACCGCCTGACCCGGCCTATGCCGATCGCTGGGGCGCCAAGAAGCGCGGCGACCTGATCGAGGCCTTCTGGGAGAAAGCACTGCGCAAGCATCTGGGCAAGGGGGTGCTGCACTATGCGGGACAATATCAACGAACCTTCATCGACAAGGAGAGCTGCCTCTCGGCGACACCTGATGGGCTCATCAAGACCGACAGCGAGTGCTTCACCGTCGAGTGCAAGAGCATCGACCCGCGCGCCAAGATCGAGGAGGCGAAACCCGAGCACGTCTTCCAGTGCCAGGTGCAGATGGGCCTGGTACGGCAGCTCACCCACTACCAGCCGACGCACGCGATCCTCTGCTACATCGACGCCTCGTTCCTCGACGAGAGCCGCGAGTTCAAGATCCCCTTCGACGCAGGCGTATTCGAGGAGGCGAAGCGCCGGGCGGCGGCGATCTACGCGGCGAATTCCGCCGAAAGCTTAAGGCCCGAGGGCTACATCGCGGGCGGTGCCGAGTGCGAATATTGCGCCTGGCGCGGCTCGTGCTCGGCCATGCGGGCCGGCCAGGTGCCGACGCGGCAGGAGCCGGTCGACGACGTGGCGATCGGCGCATTGATGCGGCTCGCTGGAAACCGCGCCCGCTACAAGGCCAACGCCGAGGCCCTGGAGCTGCTGGCGCGCGAAGCCGAGGAAGAGATCAAGCAAGTCTTGCGCGACTACGGCACCCGTCGGGTGAATGCCGGCGGCATCTCGATCTCCTGGTCGGCGCTGAAGGGCAGGCCGAGCTGGGACTGGCCGGCGCTACGCGCGGCTGCCGAGGAAGCCGGCCTCGACCTCTCAGAATTCGAGACGACCGGCGAGCCGAGCGACCGATTGCAGATCCGGCTCGGCGTCGATGTCAAGCAGGCGGCCGAGTGATGACCGATATCGATCGGCTTGATGTCGACAGGCTGGCCAAGGTGCTCGGCATGTGCGGCTCCGCGCATGAGGCCGAGGCGCTCACCGCCATGCGCCTGGCGATCCGCCTCATGCAGGAGGCCGGCACCAATTGGCAAGAGCTGCTCAAGCCTCAGCGCGACCTGGAGATCGCCATCGCCGCCTGCAGGCGGCTGCAGGACGAGAACGAGAAGCTGCAGGCCAGGCTGGAAGACAAGCCTATCGCGATCGAGTGGAATGAATTCGGAACCTGTCAGGAGAACGCGGCCTGGGCTCTCGACGCCCAGCAGGAAGGGCAGCTGCGCCTGAGCCAATTCGAAGCCTCGTTCCTGACGACGGTGAGCGGCTGGCGGGGCTCGCTGACGCCTCGGCAGCAAAGCGTCTTCGACACCATGATGCCGGCAATTCTCAGGCGCGCCGGCATCAAGCCCCAATGGGGCAACGTCGCCTGAGAAAAAAGAGCGGAAAAAGGAAAAGCAAAATGACACAAGAGAACAATGTCACCACGACCGAGAAGAACGCCTTCGAAAAATATGCCGACGCGGCCAATGCCAACCGCATCCTCGGCGACATCCTGAAATTCTCCGACGGCGAATGGCTCGTCGGCCGCGATAACGACCCGCTGCCGGCCGGCACCAAGCTGATCGCGGACGTCGAGGGGCTGGAGGTCGGCTGGGTGCGCTGGGCCGACATGCGCCCGGCCGAAGCGCTGATGGGCAAGATCGCCGACGGCTTCGTGCCGTGCCGGCGGGCCGAGCTTGGCGACGCCGACCCGACGCTATGGCCGCGCGACGCGCAAGGCACGGCACGCGATCCCTGGCAGTTCTCGAACCTCCTGGTGCTGATGGACACGCGCTATCGGATCTTCTCCTTCCCGACCGCATCCAAGGGCGGCTTAGGCGCCGTCTCGAAGCTCTCAGGCAGCTATGGCAAGCATGTGCGCCAGGCCCCGGGCGAGCTGCCGATCGTGGCGCTGCATGCCGACAGCTACAAGCACCGTGACCGGGCGCGCGGCACCATCCATGTGCCGGTGTTCAAGGTGATCGGCTGGACCGACCGCGAGAAGCTCGACGTCGCCCTGGCACGCGCCATCGAGGGCAGGGACATGCCTGACGAAGCCGATGAGCCGGCAGAGACCCTGCCCAGGGAAGAACCCGCCGCCGCGAAGAAGGGCGCGAACGCCTATGCGGACGCGAAGGGCAAGCCCAAGCCCAAGGCCAAATCGGCAGGCGAGGACGTGCCGTTCTAACAATCAGGAGACGCCATGAGTCCGCACGAGGTCAGGCTGCTGCTGCTCCGAGGCGGCTTCGACCCCGTGCCGGTCAATGGCAAGGCGCCAGTGCTCAAGGATTGGGTCAAGGTCCACCCGACCGAGGCCGAACTCGACCTCTGGGACAAGAGCTATCCCTTCGCGCTGAGCACGGGCGTGCTGACGCGGCGCATGCCGACGCTCGACATCGACATCCTCGACGAGGCGCTCGTCGAGGAAATCGAGCAGATGGTGTCGGCGCAGTTCGACGAGGGCGAGATCCTGCCCCGCATCGGCCGCGCGCCTAAACGGGCCATTCCATTCCGGACCGACGAGCCGTTCGCCAAGATCGTAATTGATTTCGAGGCCCCCGACGGCTCGCTCGGGCAAAAGCTGGAGTTTCTCTCCGACGGACAACAGGTGGTGGTGCACGGCCTGCACCCGAATAGCCACAAACCTTATGCCTGGCCCAAGGGTAGCTTACGCTACCGCGAGCACTTGCCCTACATCCGAGCCGGCGACGCGCAGGCCCTGATGGAGGAGGCCGCCCACATCCTCGAAGAGAAGGGCTATACGCGTATCGAAGCAAAGCCGCGAGCCCGGCCAAACGGTCCCGCCAACGGCCCCACCGACTGGAGCCGCTACGCGCAGGTCGAGGACCACGATGTCCTCGCCGCCTTCGCCTTCGCATTATTGGTCAGCGGCATGCATGACGGCGCCGTCGTCACCTTCCTGCGCGAAAAAATCGAGGCCTTGAAAGGCAATCCGGCCATCGACCCCGAGCGCATCAAGCGCCGCTGGAAGGAGATCCCGGCGGCGGTGCGCTCGGCCAGGGACAAGATCGACGCCGAGGCGGATGCAGCGCAGCCGAGCGTCGAGATGCCTACAGGTCCACCCACCTCGCTCGATGCCGTCATGCAGGTGATACGCCGCTGGCTGCAGCTCGACGACGAGGCGCCCGTCTATGCCGTGCTCGGCGCCGTCGTCGCCAACCTCTTGCCCGGTGATCCCGTCTGGCTCGGCATCATCGCACCAGGATCGTCGGGGAAAACCGAATTGCTCAACACGGTGACGAAGCTGCCCTACGTCTTCGAGGCCTCGACATTATCAGCCGCCGCCCTGCTCTCGGGCACGCCCAAGCACCAGACAGCCAGCTCGGCCAAGGGCGGATTGCTGCGCCAGATGGGCGCCTTCGGCATGCTGGTGCTCAAGGACTTCGGAAGCGTGCTCTCGATGCGGCAAGAGGCCCGCGCCGAAAGCCTCGCCGCCTTGCGCGAGATCTATGACGGCAAGTGGACCAGGCATGTCGGATCGGACGGCGGCAAAACACTGTCCTGGCAAGGCAAGGTCGGATTGCTGTTCGGGGCAACCGAGACCTACGACGAGCACTATGTCCACATAGGTGCACTCGGCGATCGGTTCCTGACGATCCGCCTGGCGCCGGAGAAAGGCGACGGGCTGAAAGCGTTCGAGCACATAGGCGAGCTGACCCGTGTCATGCGCGAGGAGCTGGCAACGGCAGTGCAGGCTCTCTATGCGGGCCTTGATCTCAGCAGCCCCCACCCAACAACCGACGACGAAAAACGCGAGATCGCCAAGCTCACCAACCTGGTGCTGACCCTGCGTGCACCCGTGCTGCGTGATCGCATCTCGCGCGAGATCGAAAGCGTGCACCGACCGGAAGGCAAAGGCAGAATGATGCTCACGCTGGAGCGCCTGTTCATCGGCATGACGATCATAGGTGTAGATTGCGGGGAAGCCATGCGCATCGTCAAGCGAGTCGCGCTCGACAGCACAATGCCGACCCGGCTGCAGGCGTTCAGGATCGTCGCGGCGGAGCGTCTGGACGAGACAATAACGACCAGGAACGTAGCGACCGACATGGGTCTGCCGACCAAAACGGTGCGTCGCGTTCTCGAAGACCTGGCCGCGCAAGGGATGCTCGTGCGCACGCGGGTCAAGGACGATGACGGGGAGGAAAAAGCCGGCGGCGCCGATCTTTGGCGCGTTCACGAAAAATGGAAGGAACGAGCCAAGTGCCTGTGACACTGACAAAAAATCTGTACCCGCAAACTACCTATAGAGACACGTCAGCCCGTTCCCGCAATATACACATGGAGGGCGGGAAGGAAGCAAATGTGTATATTGCGGGGACGGGACCGCACTATACACTCCTGAGTAGGAGAGAAAAACTCCTCTTAATCTCTCCTCTTATGAATGAGAGATACTGCGGGGACGGGTGGTGAAGCGCCAGATCACCCCCTCAAAATTCCAGCAGCTCAACCAGGCGGTCGAGCAGCCGCAGCCGCTCGGCGCTTTCCCCAACCGCGTGCTCGTCGCCGCCGCCGTGGCCGACCCATACGGCATCGAGCGGCGGCGCAAGGTCAGGGTCACGATCGCCGTCGACACGCTCGATCGCCTGCTGATGGCGCGCCGCATCGGGCCAGGCGAGCATGCCGCCGGCCGAACCTATCAACGCCTGCTGGAGATCAGCCTCGGTGGATCGTCACTCGAAGGCGGCGGCGTCAGAACCGCGCAAGCCGACGACATCATCGCCAAAGCCATCGAGCGCGCCGGTCGCGTGCACGTGCAGTTGTCGAGCATCCGACGTCGCATCGGCTGGCGCTCCGAGCGCCTGCTGCGCCAGGTGCTGGTCGAGCTGAACCCTAACACAGGCCACAGCTGGACCTTAGCCGAGCTGGCCGAGTTGGATGGAGGCTCCGGCAAGCAAAGAGCGTTTGCCGTGGCTCAGAGGCTCGTGGAGACACTCGAGGACCTCGCCGCGCACTGGAGAGGGGTCAGGCTCGATTAGGCTCCACGGGCCTCCCAGAGGCTTCTAGGGGCATGCCATTGACAGGGTGAACCCACGAGCCGATGCTTGTGGCATCGTCATGTTGCTCGTTTGGAGCACAAAAAAGCCCGCCAAACCGGCGGGCTTTTGCGTAGGTGAGATCGCGTGATTCAGCCCCACAAACCAACAGCAATTTTATCCACCTGCTGATATCGCGGCAACGTATGGCCTCGGACGTAGCCAGAGATGCTGTCCTCGCCGAGGCCCGATGCACGCGAAAGCTCAGCCTGTGTCATATGTTGCCGGCGCAGGGCTGTTCGGAGACGCGTGGAAAAATCAAGCAACCGTTCATGGCGGCTCTTCGAGTTGTCGTAAATGTCCATCCCGGTGGTCCAATCCTTGAAAGCCTGAGGTGCAGCAAGACCCACCATAGTGGCTCGCTCTCCGGCGTCAAATCAGTTAAGTGGAGAAATCGTGCGTGTCAGGAAATGGAGGCAAGCTGCTCAGCAAGATAGAGCCGGAGCCGCTGCCGAACAGGTCGAAGGCGTCAGCCAACGCATCGCCGCGACCCTACGCACATCGCACGCCAGTTCTCGATCAGCGGGTGCGTGAGAAGATTCAGACGGGTGTTTTGATTAACTGCTTGCAAGAACATGTCAAAGGTAAGAGGAAAATGCGCGCTACCCAAGTACGGGCCGCGCTAGGTTTACTTGCGAAGGTTTTACCTGATTTGCAAACGATAGACTTGGCCGCGACCGTTACCGTGCGCAAGGTAGTCAGGGACGAGCCCTTGTCGGTCGAGGACTTCGCCGCGAAATACTGCGAAGGACCAATGCTCGACTTGAAGCCAAACTGAGCCACGCTGGTGGGCTCGATCGCTTACCAGGTGCTTACCCGAAACGCTGCTTGAGCCGTTTACAGAGGGGAAATTGGCTTGCTGCACGTTATTACTAATAGCGAGTGCGCTTACCGCGTGCACGACTGGGCTTCGCAGACGCTCCGCGCGACGACTGTATAGTCGCCTCACCCGCGAGGGGGTTAGGGGAGGGCCTCGGAGGGTCGGGGGAGGGGTGGAGGGCCTGGCCGGGGCCCCCTCCCACCCCTCTCGGTCGGGACCGGGGATGGACCGCTGAGTCGGTCGGTTTCGGCGCCTGCACCCTCCCCACGCGGAGCAGATAAAAACGCATCCACCACTACGGAGGAATACTGATGAAGACCACACGGCGCGGATTGTTTGGATGGCTCGCGGGCGGCGCTGCGGTCGCGGCGCCCGAGGTCGCCCAGGCCTGGCCGCCGGCTCGGGTGGTCGGCTCTCGCGAGGCCCTCGTGCGCGAAGCCATCAAGACGCTCGACGCGGCCTACGATGGCGCGCACACGCATTCCTTCCGGTGCGACGAGCTGCCGGCGCACTCGCATCACTTCGCCACGCGCCTGGACGAGCGCGGCTTCCGCCGGATCTCCTGATGTTCGACGCCGATTTGCCCGAGGAGGTTGTCTGGGCGCCGCAGCCTGGGCCGCAGGCGGTGCTTTGCAAGTGTCCGGCGCCTGAGATCTTCTTCGGCGGCTCGCGCGGCGGCGGCAAGACCGATGGCGTGCTGGGCCGTTGGGCGGCGAAGGAGGCGCAGTGGGGTCCTAACTTCAACGCCATGATGTTTCGGCGGACGACGGTGTCGTCGACGGATGCGATTGACCGCTCGAAGGAGATTTACCGACCGCTGGGTGGGGTGTTCAACGAGTCGAAGCTGACCTGGCGGCTGCCGCATGGCGGGCGGGCTGGGTTTGGCTATCTCGACTCGATCGACGACGCGGGCGAGTATCAGGGCCGCAACTTGACTGATGCTTGGATCGAGGAGGCTGGGCAGTATCCGAGCCCTGAGCCGATTTTCCGCCTGTTTGGGGCGCTGCGTTCGTCGGCTGGCGTGCCGGTGCAGATTATCCTGACGGGCAATCCTGGCGGCCCTGGCCAGACTTGGATCAGGGAGCGTTACGAGATGGTGCCGTTTCCGAGGTGGACGCGCATTTTGGTGAAGGATCTGCCGAACGGCACGACGCACCAGGTCGCGGTGATCCCGTCGCGGCTGCTCGACAACCAGATCCTGATGCAGCGGGATCCTGGCTATGCGTCGCGGTTGACGATGGTCGGCAACCCGGCGCTCGTGCGTGCTTGGTTGGAGGGCGATTGGAATGCCATCGAGGGTGCCTTTTTCGCAGAGTGGGATGAGGGTCGTCATGTCATTGCGCCGTTTGCTGTGCCTGAGCATTGGCTTCGTTTTCGATCCATGGACTGGGGTTCCGCTTCGCCCTTCAGCGTCGGCTGGTGGGCTGTCGCCTCCGACGACCATGTCCTATCCGCCGGAGGTCTGGGACGCCTTGCACCGGGATTGGGAGCGGGTGAGCGGCGCATTCCCCGAGGGGCAATCGTCCGCTACCGGGAATGGTATGGTGCCGCAAAGATTGGGGAGACGTGGGTCGGACTGAAGCTCCCCAACGAGCTGATCGGCGCTGGCATTATCGAGCGTGAGAAGGGGGAGAGGATTGCTTATGGGGTGCTCGATCCGTCGTGCTTCAATCAGTCGGGTGGGCCTTCGATTTACGAGCAGATGCGGCAAGGCGCCCGCCAGGCTGGCGGCTCGCTGTTGTTCCGCGAGGCTGACAACACCCGCGCGCCCAAGCGCGGTGCCATTTCGGGCTGGGGGGCGCTGCGGGCCCGCTTGGTCGGCACCGACGAGGCGCCGATGCTGTTCTGCTTCGACAGCTGCAAGGCGTTGATTCGGACCTTGCCTCTGATGGAGCATGACCATGATCGGCCCGAGGACATTGATACTGATGCCGAGGATCATGCGGTTGACGAGTGTCGTTATGCTTGTCTGTCGCGGCCTTGGATCAAGCCGTTGCCGAGGATTGAGAAGCCGGTCGGCATGAAGGGTTATTCGGTGTCGAAGCCGACGCGTGAGCGGCTCAACGTGACGGATATGTGATGCTCAACTGGACCGTAAGGCCGGCAAGGGTTGGCCTGCACGATCCGCTGTCGGAGGCTGAATGCCGCAGGCTAACCGAGGCCGAGGGTCGCAAGGTGACACTCATCACCGATCACCAGATTCACTCGATCGACGCGAACGGCCGGGAGTGGGTGCAGTGGCGCCCTGACCCGCGCTTTCCGCCCAGCCCCGCAGTGAGGTGGTGATGCCTCCTCCGATGCCAGCTGCGGCTATGCCGCCGAATGTTTTGCCGTTTCCGCGCCAGCCGGGTGGTGTGCCGGGGCTGGGCGGAATGCTGCCGCCGGGCGGCCTCCCTCCTGGATTAGGCGCCGCGCCATTGCCCCAAGGTGCGCAACCTGGGCAAGGTGCGCCTCCAGGCATGCCGCCCGGCGGCGGTCAACCCGGCATGCCTGGCATGATGCCCCAAGGGTTGCAGCCCCAGTCGGGGCCACCGGTCAGGCCGGTGTTTGCGCTGAAGCCGCTCGGCGAGGCGCCGGCCGAGGACGACGCGAAGCCGATCGAGCCGCCCGACGTCGTCGATTTGCGCCGGCAGTTCTCGAATTATGTGAGCCTCAAGGCCGACGAGATCACCGAGGCCAAGATCGCGATCGAATACTATCATGGCAAGCAATTCTCCAAGCAGCAGCTAAAGGACTTTTTTGCCCGGCGCCAGGCGCCGATCGTGTTCAACCGCGTCCGGCCCAAGATCAACTCGATCGTCGGCGTGCTCAAGAAGATGCGCGGCGATCCGAAAGCGTTCGGCAGGAACGCGCCCGACGAGGCCGGCGCCGAGCTGGCGACGCAGTGCGTGCGCTCGGCGCTCGACGCTTGCCACTGGGACGCGCAGGAGTCGGAGCTGCTGGTGATGGGCTGTTGCCACGGTATCGTTGTGGCCGAGCTGGGCCTGCCGCCCGGCGACAAGGGCGACTGCAACCCCGATGTCGCGCCGGTCGATTCGCGGACCTTTTTCTACGACCCGAGGAGCCTGCGCCACGACCTCTCGGACGCCCGCTACATGGGGACCTCGAAGTTCGTCACCCAAGACGAGTTCGAGGAGCTGTTCCCGCCGCAGGACGGCCAGCCGGGCTGGGACGAGGCCTCGGGCTCGCACGGCGACGACTCGCAGACCGAGTTCGAATACGACAAGCAATACCTGTGGTCGCAAGGCAAGAAGAAGCTTCGCCTGGTCGAGCACTGGTATAGGACGCAAGGCGAGTGGCGTTACTGTTTTTACGCCGGCTCGACAATACTCGACTATGGCCGCTCGCCTTTCTACAACGAGCTGAGCCAGACGATCTCGCGCTATATCGGCTTCGTCGTGCAGATCGACGAGGAGGGCGATCATTACGGCTTCGTGAGGCACCTGCGCGGGCCGCAGGACACGATGAATTTTGCGAAAATGAAGATGGCCTGGATCGCGGCGGCCAGGCAGCTCAAGGTCGGGCGCAGCGCTCTTGGCGGCGACGGTCAGGATATCGAGACCAAACGCACCGAGGCCGCAAGAGCCGACGGCGTGCTGATCTGGGAGGTCGACCCGAACGAGATCGAAGTCATCACCCAGGAGGCCGAGTTCCTGAAGCAGGCCCAATTCTACCAGGACGCCAAGCAGGAGATCGACAATTTCGGCCCGAGCCCCGCGCTCGCCGCGCAAGGCGGCGCGCCGGCCGACGTCTCGGGCCGCTCACTGGCCATGCAGCAGCAGGCCTCGCTCGCCGAGCTGGGGCCGTTCCTGGAGAGCTGGAACGGCTGGCGCTTGCGCATCTACCGGGCCCTGTTTGTGGCGCAGCAGCGCAACTGGCAGGCCGAGCGCTATCTGCGCGTCACCAAGGACCAGCAGACGGTGCAGTATGTCCAGGTCAACGGCATCGGCCTCGACGAGTGGGGCCGGCCGATCCTGGTCAACGCCATCGGCAACCTCGACGTCGAGATCCTGATGGACGAGGGCCCGAACACCGCCAATGTCATGGGCGACAGCTTCGATTTGATGAGCGCTCTCGCCCTCAAGGGCATGCCGATCCCGCCGCCGGCCCTCATCGAGCTGTCGCCGCTGCCACGCTCGGAGAAGGACAAGCTGAACGCCCTGATGAACCAGCAGGACCCGGCCAAGGTTCAAATGCAGCAGGCCACCATCGACAAGACCAAGAGCGAGGGCACCAAGAACATGGCCCAGGCGCAGGCTGCGATCATCGACGCCAAGCGCAAGGCCGCCATGACCGGTCCCGACGCGGCGCTCAGCCAGGCCACGGCCGTGCACAAGCTGAGCCTCGCCCATCACGAGGTCGGCAAGGCGCATGCCACCCAGACCGGCGCCGCCATCGACGCCATGCAAGCCTTGAACCCACAAGCCCTCAACCCGCAGTCGAGCGGCGACGCGGGTGGAGACGGGGGCTCATCTGGTCAAGAAGCCGCACCAGGTGGGCCTCCGGTATCTGGGCCTCCGGTCCCTGGCGGGCCGCCCGTGCAGGCCCCTGACGGGCATTTCTATGTCCACAGCCCCCACCCCGGCGGCAACTATCAACGGGTGCTGGTGAGGCCTTGAGGTGGTGCCATGATCGAGACGCTCCTCTACCTCGTCGTCTACATCATCATCCTTGGCTTGGTGATGTGGCTCCTGATCTACGTCATCGACATGCTGCCGCTGCCGGCTCCTTTTGGCCAGGTGGCGCGGGTGGTGGTCATGGTCATCGGGGTGGTCATATTGATTTTGATCTTGCTGCAGCTGGTGGGCGGGGTGAGGCCGATCAGGTTGGGCTGCGGCAGCTTTCCCTCAATCGGTTAGGTGCCGGGACATTCCGGTCCCACCGGCGCCGCCTGACATCTGTGAGGGGTGTTGATGGAGATCGGCCCGACGCCACGGCAGACCACCTTCGCCGGCATTCGCAGGATTCGCAAGCGCCACGACGTGAGCCGGAACGAGCTGATCAACTCGCGGGTGCCTCGAGCCTGCCGGGCGCGGCAGGAAGTCGCCCATTACCTACAGGCCGAGCGCGGCATGTCGACGACCACGATTGCCGGGATTTTGGAATGTGACCATTCGAGCGTCGTCAACATGCTGCAGCGTTTTGCTGCCTTGAGCGATGGCTGAATACGCGCTGCAGCCGGTCGGGCATGACCCTTATGCCCAGGCGCTCGAGCCGGTTGTGCATGATCCCTGGTTCGGGCCGCACGCGCACGAGCCGCTGATCGTCCCGGTGCAGGCGCGCCCCTCGACGGCGCCGGCTCCGGTCGCGCCCGACATGGCGCCAGAACGTTCTCCGAACCTGCAGCCGGCCGCTGCAGGTTCTGGAAATGATCTGGGCGGACTCGTCGACACCTGGTTTCCGCCGCGTCCTGCCGGGTCGCCCTTCAACGTGCCTGATGCGCTGGCGACGCCGACTGCGCAGCGAGCTGCCGAGCGCCTCAGCGCGGCGCCGCTGCAGGTGGGCTCACCCGGCGCCGACGACGCCTTCCTGCAGCACCAGCCGGGCCAGCCTTTCTGGCCCTACGCGCAGTCGCCGCAAGACATGAGCTTCCAGCAGGCCTTGCAGGCGGCCGGCGGCGGCCCCGAGTTCCCGGCCATGCCGGCGCCGCCTGCACCGCCGGTTATGCCGACCTGGCAGGATCCGGCGACGGTCGAGAGCACGGTCGGGCCGCAGCCGCAGGACTGGCAGAAGGGGCTCGGCGCTTCGCTTGCCTCGATCGCCAAGCCGGGCACGGGCGGAGCGGACATCGCGCGCTCGATCCCGAGCCTGATCGACCTGACAGGCGTCGGCTCGGCCGCGACGGCCCTGCAGTCGCTGGGGCAGCATGATTGGTCGGGTGCGGGTCTGGCGGCCCTGGGAGCCCTGCCAGGCGTCAAGGCGGCCGGCAAGGTTGCCAAGGTCGGGGAGGAGGCCGTAGCCGGCCTGGCGAGGCGCCTGGAGGCCAAGGGGCTGCCGGCGGTGACACCGAGCCTGACGGCGAGCCTGGGTGAGGGCGGTGCGGCGACACCGCGTCTGGTGCGCGAGCCGGCCTTCACGCCGACCTTCGGGGCGCCGGCTCAGTCGCTCGACGATCAGCGCATCTCGACGCGGGTGCCGTGGAACAAGGTCGAGGATCCGGCGAACCCCGGCGGCCCGACCATCGAGAACCCGATCGCGCACACGGATCCGAGCCTGGTCGTCGGGCACGAGTCGTCGCAGGCGTCCTACGGCGGCAAGCCGCACCTCGACGCCTACACCAAGAACGCCGAGATGCTGCGCGATCTGGCTGCCTCGGCGCCGGGCCAGGTCGCGGCCATCCAGAAGAAGATCGACGCCGGCAAGGCGCTGACCGACGCCGACGTCGTCCACTACCCCGGCCTGGCGCTCTCGAAGCTGCGCAATGCCAAATCGATTTCGGAAGCCTTCATCCAGCACATCAAGAACAACGTGCTGGCGTTGCACGACGCCGTGCCCGACGAGATCAAGCAGCAGTCGAAGCGCTGGTATGACGGCGCCAACGCCATCGCGCACCGCTGGGGCGGCGAGTTCGGGGTCCATGCCCGCAACGTGGCCGGCGCCATCGCGGCGCTGTCGCCGCAGACTGATTGGTTCCAGAACGTCTCGCGGGCCCGGCGGTTGCTGGAAATCGACCGCGACCAGGCCGACAAGACCATGACGCCCGAGATGGTGAAATGGCTGCAGGACTACATCGACAAGAAGGGGGCGCCTAAGCGGAAGAAGGGCGTGCTGGTCGAGGCCACGCCTAACGACCTCAAGACGGCTGCGCTTTGGCAGAAGTATCTCGACGGCATGCGCGACACCAAGCTGAAGGACATCGAAGACCCTTACGCCCGCGCCCTTTGGTCGCGCGCCTACGATGAGAAGCATTTCGACCGGTCCTACCCCATCTTGCACCCCGAGGGGCACGAGGTCGGCACCGCGACGACCGCCAAGGGCAACGCCGAGAAGATGGGCTGGGGTTCCTTTGCCGAGATCGCCAACGCCATCCGCGCCATCAAAGCGCCCGGCCTGGAGGAGATCTCTCAGGCGATGGGCGGCAATCATAAGGTCAGGAATTTCTATAACAACATCATCGCCCCGAACGCCCAGCACGGCGACGTGACGATCGACACCCATGCCATCGCGGCTGGCCTGCTGCGGGCCCTTTCGTCGTCGCACCTCGAAGTGGAGCACGGGCTCGGCCTGAAAGGCTCGGGCCACGCGGCATCCGGCTCGCTTGGGCTCTACGGGCTGTTCGCCGAGGCCTACCGGCAGGCCGCCAAGGATCGGGGCATCCTGCCGCGCGAGATGCAGTCCATCACCTGGGAAGCATTACGGGGGCTGTTTTCACCGTCACAGAAAGATGATAAGGCTCTCGCAGCTGCGGTGAATACAATCTGGACTGGGGTTCAACATGGACATCACGATCTCTCCCGAGCACTCGAACTTATCTCCGAGCGAGCGGGCCACGTTGACGTCCCAAGCTGGTTCAAACCCGGTTCTGGCAGCGATGTTGCGGCATGGAATGCCGCTGACCAGGGAGCAATACCTAAGTATGGCTTATCCCGACGAGCCGGAGGAGCTGGGGGCCGAGCAGGAGATGTCAATCCCACCCTTCTTGCGGGACCGGCACGAGACTTAAGCACCGAAGAGCAGCGGCAAATCGCCGACGAGGTGCTCCAGGCCAAGGAAGAGCCGAAATAGGCGATCGCTGAGCCTCCAATCAGCGCCTCAAGCCGGCCCCGGATCTGTCCTGATCCGTTTGGCCGGCTTTTTCATGGGAAAGACCGGCAAATGAGCGCCAAAACCATCGCCTGCCTGATCGGTGCCGTCCTGGCGTTGAGTGCAGCGTCCCCCGCTTCAGCGACTTTCGTGCTCGAAACGAGCTTTGGCGGCTCGGAGAAGCTGTTCATCGACGGCGAGAACAAGGACAAGGATGTCTTCAAGGGCGAGGTCGGCAGCCAGCACTCGGGGATTTTCATCGACATCAACACCATAGGCCCCGTCGATACCGGCAATGGCTTCGCCAACATCGTGCCGATCAAGAACGGCAGCCTGACCAGCGCCATCTTCAAGCCGGAAGATCCGGAGCGGTTCGCCGACTTCTCGCTGCGCGGGCAGCTCGTGAAGGCCGGGACATTCACCTTCGTAGTCCAGGATGATCAGGGGAACCCGGCCCAGAGCTTCGTTTTCGACACGGGCAAGGACGACGATTTTACCCGCGTCGGTTTGATCTCCAACGATGGCGAGACCATCAAGTCGGTCAGCGTGCTGGGGGATTTCAAGGAGCTGAAGCAGATCGAGTTCTCGCTTCCCGGCGCGGTGCCCGAACCAGCCACCTGGGCCATGATGCTGCTTGGATTTGCTACGCTGGGCTTCGCTGGCTATCGGCGCCGGCGGCTTGCGGTGGCCTGAAGTGC